GGTAAAGTTATACATTTACCGTTGGACAAGGTAAGATTACCGACATCCTAATAGAATTGTATAACTTTTGCTCTTTCAATCTTCTTGGAGAATTTCGATGGCACTCGAAGTTGAAAGCGCTTTTTCTTTATCTTATTTGCTAAAAGAAAACAAACAAACCTCAAATAATCTCTTTTCGCTGATACAAGTACCCTACACGAAAATGACCCATGCGAAAGGAAAGAAGACACATCTTCTTAGATGTATTTTAGGATCTCCGTTTGAGACTTTAACCAAGTCTAGCATCCGTAGGTCCCTGAAAAACCTAAGAGAAGTCTGTAATTTACCTTATTGCAATTTTAAGAAAATACCAAAAAATATAAGTTATAAGTATCAAAACCCTTTCCTTAAATTATATGAAATAAACAATAATTTTATTAATTGTAAAGTGGGCGCCACTGGTAACACGAATTCAACGTACGATTGGCGTAATTTGTCCACTATTGGTAATGGTTGGAGTGTGACGTCATATCATAATGATTCTGTCAGTAGGTTACATGTAAGTATGGTAAATAACATTCCTAATTCCAACACGAAGAAGCTCAGTTGGTGGGTTACTCGAGTTAGGAGTAAAAATCCTTGGAAACGTCCCTACAAGGTTATTTACCAAAGGGATTTTCGAGATGACGGGATTAAACCCTATGTCAGTGAATTTATTTTATATGCCCCTAAAAATAGAGCTGACTTGGAAATGCAATCCATACTACTGTCTTCAGTAGAATGTTTCCAGGACATTAAGTATGCCCTCAATTACTGGACCAATTTAAAATTTAAAGAGATCTGCAATAGTGCGCTTAAAAGGTTCACTCAAACCAATATCATTATCACCCCTGTAAAACCCAGGGTTGTGAGTGTAAACAAAGCGCGAGAGGTTTCGAGTAGTGTAGAAGTGAAGTTGCAGAGATATGAGCGAGAGGGTGAAGTATTCGTTGTGTCCAAGGCAGGTAAAGAAGATACGCGAGTCTTGAATGACGACAACGCCATTAGGAATCTGTTCAACGCCACTCTCAATGGTGGTAAATACAAGCTTCATCCAGAAGCAAAATCTGCAACTGGAAAAAGATTCAAGTATTATAAAGACGGATTTTGTTGGCTCGACGTCTTTGCTGATGCCAACAGAAGAATACCAGAGTGGGTAAAACCACATTGTCTTCTCACGGGATCAGTTTTGATGTCGTGTGGCTTGTGGGATTTTGCAAAAAGAAAGATGGTTAGTGTGTCGCACGGATTGCTTCATTATGATAGGAAGTTAGAAAGATCTTCAGCTAGAGCGGGGGTGAGGGACTTTGTTGGTGCCTCAAATGAAGCCGTGCAGAGGGAAGACTTCAGAGATTTAGATCTACGGGTTGAAGAGTTCGCCGAGAGAGTGCTAGAGACGGCCAATTTGAGATCTGATAACAGATTGATAGACAATATATTGACCAGGGCATCAGATTACATTAATAAAAAGAGTAAAGAGTCTAAGGAGTTAGATATTAACGTTTGTCTGTCCATGGATGAGAAGAAGATGATCACCAATTTATTTCCGGACATTCAAATGAGTTTTAACCAAAAATCTTACTCAAACCATGGTGTCTTCAATGCAATGAGGGCTTGCGAAAATTTTTACTTCTCAAGGAAGTTTAAAAATTCAGACTATATAGACGCAGGTGGTGATGTGGTATCCACTTTACGTTCTAAAAACCACAATGTCCACATCTGTTCGCCCAGGTTAGATTTGAAAGATGCTGCTAGACACATCCAAAGGGCCACAGTTATTGACGGGCTGAAAGGATATGGTGAAACCATATCATTCTGCACCAACAAAACGGAAGACTGCGCGGTGAACAGAGATATAATCATTGCAGTTGAGGTTTATGACATGACTTTAAGGGACATGGCAAAAGCTATGTTGTCTCATGGAAGTAGGAAATTTGAGTTTAGTTGTATCATACCACCTGAGATATTCACTAAGGAGTGTAATGTCGAATTGTATGAAGGCAGACTCAAAGTGACGAGGATTGGAGATAATGTAGAATATTATTACGGGAGCAACGGAGAGACGTTCAGTCATAGTTGTCAGACTCTAAAAGACATTCTATCAGTTCAAGTCTTCCAATTCGGCGGCCGTGTGTTTAAGAAAACCTTGGAGCACTCTAGAGGACAATTACACTTCTTCTCCATATGCATTTGCGAAAAAATTGAACCTGGGAGTGTAAAATTGAAAACGTATTACCAGAGAAGTGAATTAGATAAAGTCACCCTGAGAATACCAGTTAAAGACAGCTTTGGGGTGGTAACACATTATATCATAAAAGAAGATAGAGAATTTGTCAGTTCTATGATAGAGTATGTTGCGAATACAGGCATAAAAATAGATGATAAAATGGTGGAATGGACCTATTCTCAGTATAGGGCTAAGAAAACTGTGACTATAAAATCCGGAAAGGTAACTCAAAAAGAGACCAGGATTAGAAAAGAACTAATTCCAGGGTTTATAGCCATAATCATGTCAGAGGGGATCAGGGCAAGAGAAAAGACTCATTATCTTGCTAAAATGTTGTACACCAGTCATTATAAACCTTCGATAGTTAATATCATCTTTAGGTTGATAATGCATTTTTTAGGTGGCACTAAACGATTTATATACGAGTCGTTGGTAGACTGTTTAAAATTTTTGACAAACAGTGACTACATCGATACAATAGTCAACACCGAGAGTCGTATAGAAGACTTAGATAAGTGGTTTGTATTTGAACAAAACGTCACGATAACCACGGACGCAGAAGATCAACCTTCTATATTAGAACAAAGTGTGAAAACATTCTTGAGCAAGTATAGTGAAGATGTATATGAAAGGGGTGATCGTAGTGAGTTCGAATTAGAAGAATTTTCAAGCGAACAAGATCTGGTTGATCAGTTGTTGAACTCTGGAGGTGGGTCTAAGGAAGACGAATGGTTCTATTCATATATTTTTTCAATAGTCAGAACCAAGTGCACTCTGAGTTTAGCCTGGAGATGGACAAATAGAATATTCAATTTCATAACATCTTGTAGAGCTAAGGGGAAAGATTTTGTAAAATATATTTATGAGATCATAAAAATTATAATCAACAAACCCTGGGAAGCGTTATGTCACTATTTAGTCCAGGGATATAAAACTGTATTAAAAATACCCATGACTTGTGTCGATAGTGTAAATTATTTGAAGAGGAAGAGTCTAGAGAAAATACTGTCGTATTTTTCTCATGAGAGAGCTGATGATGAGTACATTTTCCCCGGATATGATAGTGATTTTAGTGAAGAGTCCGGTGATTATGGAGATGAAAATACTGAATTAGACAGTCGCAGTCGTTGTACAGTCATTAAATCAAAAGTAGAAATGTTGTTTAGAAATATCAAAGGTCACATCGAAAAATTCCTTCAAAGATGTGGGATAATAGATCAATACAATAAGATCTATCATTGGTTCAAATCTATTTTAACAGACGTAGATTGTTTTAATTCAGTATTAAATTTTATAACACACACTGGCTGTGATGCATTATTAGCAGTCCTCACAGGTCATTTCTCAATAGCTAGTTGTGCGTTAAAATTTATGACCGATGTGGTGATTGAAAAGAATCTCAGTGAAAAACACCACACCACAACTAAATTAATAGCAGGCAATTTGACGCAATGCATATACAAATTGGATTTCATTCATCCAATTTGGATCCCTATTAGATGGGGCGTCAAAGAAATATCAAAAATTCACATCAAAAAGAAACTTCTAAATTGGCGATCAACCAAAGAAGTCACCAACGAGAGTATTTGTAAAGATTTAGTGCATAAGTCTTACATCAAATACTTTGATATAAAGAAAGCAGTTTGGTTGTTATGGTTTAGTCTTCTAATCATATTTTTGCATCCAACGTTGGGTTTCTTTATATTGTTTAGCATTTATCCTGCGATTGAGATAAAGAGGTACTACAACAACGTAGTCTGCTTTAACAACATTAAAATGAGTTATCCACATGTTATTGACAGATTAGGAGGTACCTACAATTTCGCCAAATTAAAGAAAGCCGTTAGGGAGAAATTTTCTGAGAACAAGTCTCAAGGGGTAAAAATTTCAGAAATACCAGCAGAGAAGGATGAAGATGTCATGCCACCACTAGAAGAAGTAGAAACACCTAAGAGATCAGTAGGAAGACCTTCTTCGAAGCAAGATGATATTGAAGATGAATGTAATATTAAAGAAGACCCTACTGAGAGTTTAAATTTTTCAAACATTGAAGCCACATCAAACAGGTATGACACTCTTCGTGTAGGGAACAGCAAATTGTGCAAATTCCTAAGATTTTACCCCAAGTCTAAATGTTATGCTAACATACAGACTGGAGATTTGATTAGGGATAGCATAGAGGAATTTTACCATTTAGAAAGAAGTAAACTGGATATTGAGATCAGTAAAATGCAAAGGGTAGTAGAGATCATGAATGATACTGGTCGTATGTTGGATAATGTCAGACGTATGATCGACGACAGATCCATGTACGTTACCTTAGATGGAGTAAGCTGGTATAGGTTAGGATGTAAAGATAAGAATCCCGCCAAAGAGGACTTTAAAGCCATTTTCGACCACAATTTCAACATCATGGAAGGGAATGCGAAGGTTAAAGAATTTGCTGTATCATCTGATGAATGGAGGGGTATGTACAGCAATGAAAGATGTAGAGCTATAGAACAACTCTTCAATGATAATAATGAAATGGTAAGAAGACCCGATGTGAATGGTCTAAAATTTTATAATAAACCACCAGGGGCAGGGAAGACGACTACAATAGCCAAATTAATGAGCAAAGATTTAAAAAATAAGGTCAAATGTCTGGCTCTATCCTACACCAAAGTTGGGCGTTTAGAGTTGATAGATAAATTGAAGAAAGATGGAATCGAAAAGCCTGAGAAGTACGTTAAGACATACGACAGTTTCTTGATGAACAACGACAATATCTTAGAAATTGTCAATTTATACTGCGATGAGGTCTTCATGATGCATGCGGGTCACTTCTTAACTCTATTAACCAAGATAGCATACCAAAATGGGTATTGTTATGGAGATGTCAATCAAATTCCCTTCATTAATAGGGACCCATACACACCTGCTTACTTATCAAGAGAATTCTTTAGGAAACAAGATCTAAACTATGACACTTATACGTACAGGTGCCCATTAGATACCTGTTACTTGTTGTCGAATTTAAAAGATGAGATGGGTAACATCATTTACGCTGGTGGAGTCAAAAATGTGAATGAGGTTTATCCAACCATCAGGTCACTAAATTTGTTCGGTATCAATGTTGTGGGTGAAGTCCCAGTCGAATATAATGCCAAATATTTAACTTTTACACAAGATGAGAAGTTGAACCTACAGAGGCATATAGATTCGCAAGGAGGTTGCAGAAACGCGGTCAGCACTGTAAATGAAGCGCAGGGATGCACTTTCAGTGAAGTAAACCTGGTCAGGTTGGTTCAATTTGATAACCCTGTTATGAGCGACATAAATCAATTTGTCGTAGCAATTTCCAGGCATACAACAACATTCAAATACTTCACACCTCACTCTCGATTAAATGATAGAGTGTCCAACGCCATATCATCACTACAATCTGTTAGTGATTTTGTTTTGAAAGACTATCATTTTAGACAGTGCCTTTGACGTGTATACGCTGAACTTAACGCACAGGGACTTTAAGTTACCACTGTGTCGACCACCAGCTGCGAGATATGAGAGCATAATAGACCTGATGGACATAATATCACCAGGGGTGGCCTTTTACAATTATTTACACAGGACGTTGATTTTTGAATACTCAGATTACTACTTACCTCCATGTGAAGATTTGAGAATAACTTTGAGCAAGTCCAAACCATACCACCCTGGAGCTTATGTTGTCTCGAAAATTCTCGGGAAGGGAGAAAGAAACAGACCGAACACTTGGAAACAAGTTATTCAGTCACTATCTCACAGGAATTTTAATGCGCCAATTATCAATCACAAGTTAGATGTTAAAAGAAGCGCACAAATACTATATGACTCGGTGGTGAAATCGTTAAGACAAGACAGGTTGACTGAGTGGTATGAACCTATTTTACCTGACCTTTTCAAAATCGGTAAGTGGTTGGATGATAGAGATGGTAGCAAATATCGTATGTTGAACCGTAGACTAGACTTTGCCAGTTTAGCAGACAAGTTCAAAACTCTCAACCTCATGGTTAAGGGTGAGACCAAGCCCAAGATGGATCTTAGCACATACGACAGTTACAATGCTCCAGCTAATATAGTCTATTACCAGCAGATAGTCAATTTGTATTTTTCACCCATCTTTTTAGAGTGTTTCGCAAGGTTGACTTACTGTTTAAGTGATAAAATCGTTCTATACAGCGGCATGAACACAGACGTTCTAGCTGAGTTAATTGAAAGCAAACTACCATTAGGTCTTAACGCATATCACACGCTTGAGATAGATTTCAGCAAATTTGATAAGTCTCAAGGCACATGCTTCAAATTATATGAAGAAATGATGTATAAGATGTTTGGATTTTCTCCTGAGTTGTACGATCGAGACTTCAAATACACGGAGTACTTCTGTAGAGCGAAAGCAACTTGTGGAGTGGATCTCGAGTTAGGAACACAGCGCAGAACTGGATCTCCAAACACTTGGTTGTCTAACACTCTAGTTACTTTAGGTATGATGTTATCATCTTACGACATTGATGATATAGACCTACTCCTTGTTAGCGGGGATGACAGTTTAATTTTTTCCAGGAAACATCTACCGAATAAAACCCAAGAGATAAACAAAAACTTTGGGATGGAGGCCAAGTATATAGAGAAATCATCTCCATACTTCTGCTCCAAATTCATAGTTGAGTTAAATGGTAAGTTGAAAGTCATACCTGATCCAATACGATTCTTTGAAAAATTGTCAATTCCAATTAGACAAGAAGATTTCGTAAACGGAAGCGTAGTCAAAGAACGGTTCATATCATTCAAAGATTTGATGAAAGAATATGATAATGATGTCGCCGTTATACGCATTGACGAAGCAGTGTGTTATAGATACAGCATACCGGTTGGCTGTTCCTACGCAGCATTGTGCTATATACACTGTTGCATGTCGAATTTTGTTTCTTTCCGTAGGATTTATGACAATTGTGAAATTGTGTGGATTTAAGATGGACACTTCAAGTTTTATCGCCTCGATTGAAAAAGACAATTTGATGGATTGCTTGATCAGTTTAGTTGAGATGAGAGATCGTCTTAGGTTGTGCAACGATTTCCCAATATTGAATTATGGAGTTAACATTTTAGAATTACTAATAGGCAAAAGGTTGAATAAAATTAATAATTTAAAGAATTGTTATGTAATTAGAGAACTAATAACAATAAATATAAGTAAGGAGTGGGTTGGAAAGCAAGCTCTAAAAGTTGGCTTACATTGCTTCTTAAATCTATCTCAAGCCGAAAGCAGACATGTCAAGTATCTTTTGAGCGACAAAGAGTCCTTAAATAAGATGAACTTCTCTAGATACTATGTCCCCAAAGTGGTAACAGATTTGTATTTAGATTTGATTGGGGTGTTATACGTGAATACAGGATACAACATAGATTTAGTAGAAAAATTTATTTTCGATAAATTAGAATTTCTAGTTTATGATGGAGAGGAGGGTTTCAAAAGTCCACAGGTTGAATACAATGACATATGTACGGTCTACAATTTGAAACCAATAATAAAATACAATCGTTGGCACACAGATGGTTCTATAGTTATAGAGTGTGGTGACGTAATAGGAAAAGGTATTAATAAAACAAAGAAAAAAATTTGCAATAAATGATGCCAAAGCGGAGTTCGTAAAGAACTTCAAAGCAAAAAATAAAAATAACGAATAGGGTGTTTTGATAGTAGTTCCCCCCTATGGTCTATAAGTGTTAGTATTAATAAGTCTTATAATAAAACCAAAAATATATTAATATTATATCTATGTCATGTAGTTAACATAAATATAATGTCTTCCTAAAATCCTTGGAAGACTGTATATATAGAATAAAGGTCG